ATGGGTATTCACGTAGAGATACACAAGAGATGGACTATGAATCTTAAACACAAAGATAAAGTTCGTTACTACGAAGATAGACCTATTGAAAAAACTTCTGTAGGATGGTTCGTATGAAAAAATATATAGTTGCGTTTCAAGGCTACCAAAAAGTACTTGCTGATTCTTTTGATGATGCAAAAAGATTAGTTGAAGAAGATTTTAAATACATTCATCCAAAAATGAATGTCCAATTTAAATCTATTCAGATAGAGGAGGAAGAATAATGGCTAAACAAAATTACGATGTTCTTATAAAAAGACTTGATAAAATTTCACAAGAATATCCAAAAAAAGGATTAGCTGGTGGAATGCCTACTGATAAAGAGGAGGAAGAATAATGCAGAAACGAAGGTTCCGTAAGGAGCAACACGAATGGACTTATGAAATTAACTGGAACACCAGTTTGCCAAAATATGGAGAAGGTAAAAAGAAATGAGAGATTTAATTTGGGAAATTGCTAAAAGCGGTGAAGAGGATTTATCTAACACCGAACTAGAGATGATTACAGAACCTAAAGAACTGTATGTAGCTAGAGGTCTATCAGCAGAAGCCAAAAGAGATACTACACGTATCAATGGTTTTGTTGATAACAAGATGGCTCAAAATGTTGAAGAAAACGGAGCATTAAAAATTGGTAAGAATGTATTTAGTTACTCAAAAGGTTCTAGAACAGTATTACAAGATGCAAAGAGACTTCTTGACTGGGCAACAAATAAAGAATTATCAGAAGAAGCTATGAACAACCTTATTGCTGTTGTTGGAAATAATTTTTCCCCAAAGCTAAGAGGTATTGACGCAGTAGCAGGTAAAAAAGGTATGGATGTTCAAGTAGCAAGAGATACTTTTACAGAAAAAATTTGGGATAGTGAACCTAAACTACAAGTCATTGACGTAGAATTACCAGCCGCACCGAAATGGGCAAAGGAGTTGGAAGATGGACATAGAAGAAAATAAATACAACTGGGACAAAGATTCGTCCGCTGCGTTACTTTACTTTGTAGAAAATGTATCGGGTCCTTGGCACCCAAGTCAATGGTCAGTTATTGTAGAGCTTTGTAGTCAGATTGCTTCTTGGGAAGGTGAGAGACTTCCAGCTTCAACTCCAAGTAAAGCAAGAAGAAGTAACTTACACATTGCGCCTATGATGCAAGTCTTTATACAAGCGTTAACAAACGCTGAATATTTTGATGATGTGGATGATTTCTTTAAATTTATGGGAATGGCTCAAAGCGACCAAGTATTTTCAATGTTTAGATTTTGGATGCGTATAGATGCTCCAATAGATAAAGATGATGAGTACTGGACTGACTTTGTAACTCACATTACTGAATACAAAGAAAATTTAGAAGAGTTAAACACTGTTATTAGTTCTTATTCAGATGAACAAATTGCAGAAGAAATTGAAATGTTAAGGCAATCTTTTAATTTAGAGGAAGAGTAAATGAAAATAAAAATTGTTTTAAACAGCGGTGGGCAATTTAAAGATATACATTTTGTTAATGCACCTATTCACATTCCTATGGATGTTGAAATAGTGCATGAAGATGATTTTGAGGAGGAGTAATTGACAAATAAAAATACGTCAGATAAGTTAAAAAAGATAAAACAAGAAGTAACAAGATTAAGTAAATCTATTGACTTGTTTATTGAGGACTATATTGTAGGAGAACTAAATGAGACATACGTTAAAAAAAATAATTAAGTTTTACACCCAAAAGGTAGTAGAAAATAATACAAGAAAAATTCATAAGATGATGGGTCAAGTTGCATTTGGAGCTGAACTAAATAAAGATGCTAAAAAGTATATTGATTTAGTTTTTGAGTCTGCATTTAATGCTGTTGATAATGGCGAATATGACAACTTATCTATGGTGAAGCAAAATGATTTGTTCAAATTTGTCGGCTCTCACTACGAAAGTGCAGATGAATACTTTGAAGAAGTACAAAGAATTATGTTAGAGATTGAAGAATATATTGTTGAAAACCACGGTTCTTTTTTAAACTGGGTTTTGCTTCCACAATATGATGTTGAGCAAGACTTATCAGTTATCATCATTGTATTTACAGGATATGACTTAAAGTTAGAACACTATCGTTCAAGAAGAAGAGATATGTTGCCTAGGTTTAAAAAGCAGGTTACAAAATTTTATGACTATTCTCAAATGGCAAATTTTTACTACCAAGAAAACAGAGATGAAGTTGTTGAAGATATTGCTAAAATGACAGCTCTTTTACAGAGTGGTCGTATTATGGATGCGATGGAAGTTAAAGATGAACTTACAAAAAAGAAGTTAGATTACATTGGCTATAACGAGGAGGAAGAATGAGTAAAAATATTTTTTATTTGATTTGTGCTTTAATTTTAATTAGAGTGACGCTAACAGGAATTGGAGTATTGTAATGGATAATATAGATAAAGTACAACAAAACACTTTGATGCCTTTTGAACAAATGAAAAAGGAAACCAAAGATTTAATTAATGAGAAAGGCAACGCTAGGCCTTCAGAGGTAGATGCCGTTGGTATCTCACAACAATACTGGATGGCGGACTTTCGCTCTATGTGGAATACAGAGTATCCACGTTCCGCAGAGAAATGGAATGAAGACTTTTGGGCGAGTTGGTATAAAAACTTTTCAGCATTTACAAGACAAGATATTGAATATGCTTTTAATGAAGTTAGAAAAGTTAAAAGAGATATGCCACCTAACTTAAGTCACTTACATGACTTCTGCGCTAACAACGCTCAGAAAAGAATTAAGATAGCAGATGTAAAGTCTGGTTCTAAGTGTAAAGATATTGAGGCGGGGAAATGCGAATACGGTGACCCATACTGGCAATTAACTAAGTATGGGACACACGTATTTCAACTTATGTGTATTTTCAGATGTGATAAATCAATTGATGGTTATCCAAATGAATTTCAGAAAAAACATAAGCCACAAGCTCAGACTAAAGGTACTTGGTTTACTAATGTAGCAAAACTTTTATCCAATAGTGATGCTCCAATCTTTAATTCTGGTAAGACTCAGAAAGATAGAAAGTTTGAGACTTATCAGTACGCTGAGTTATTTCCCGATGGAAATATTAAAGAGGTTCTAAAAGCTCATAACTTAGATGAGAATCTTTCTTTTGTAGAGCAATGTCAACAAATTGCAGAGCTACCAAGAAAAGAGACAATACTAAGCAATGTTTAGAAATTGGGAAATTTCAAGATGGTACAATGGTTATGTCGGCTTCCCTAGAAGTGGAAACACTTCGAGCTGACTGCCCTCCCATCAACAGCTTTGCCTTCGGGCGAAGCTGTATTTTTTTTTCTTAAATTGACTTGCATTTTAAAACGACGTCATCTATGTTAAGAGTATGTCTGTATGACAAAAAACGTATTGAGTATGAAACAATTAAATAAAGCTAATCGACTGTCTTAAAAAGGGGCCATAAAACGGAAAGCTTGAATACTTCGGGTGGGTAGCCCAAAAAGGTCAAGCAAGTACTAATTAAAAATCCTAAAATAAGGGCAAAATCGCTGGCTATTCAACAAAACAGCATAAGAACCATTTCGGTGTGTCATCGGTGGGGAAAGTAAGTTATAGAAACTGACTTTGCGTTGTTGATGTGTCGTTTGTCTAAAAGGTAATGTTAGGGGGGTGGCAGTTTAAAATTGTAGCGTTGCATAGGGAGCAATTGGTAAAAAAGGCTTAGGCCTCGACCCTTGTAAGTCACTGAAAAGAATTTAATTGTTTTAAGTTTGGATTGGCCCAGTAGACATACTGGGTCGTCCTTACAAAGAATTTAAGCAAACAGAAAGGGCAGAAATGTCAAGTTATACAGACCAAGATAAAAATTATACACAATGCGCAAAATGCGCAGAACCATTGGAACCAAATAACCAAGGTGCATTAGATATTAGCTATAACGGTGGTTATGGTGATTTCGTAGACAATTACGATGGGGAAGAATTATTCTTTCGTCTTTGTCACAAGCACGCTCATCAATTTACCAACTGGTTAGGTAATCCATCAGCAATACACCCAAGTGCAGGTCATTCTCACAATGGTGCAGAAAAAGGTTTTTGGTATGGCCATATTGGTTGGGACCAAAAAACTTGGTTGTCACACCTACGTACTTTTACGTGGTGGCTATTTAAAACACGTAGCTTTAAAAAAGCTTGGTCTGAATTAGTTCATTCAGTTAAAAGTCACATTACGTGGACTCGTTCTAATATTAACGATTCAAGTACACCAGTTGTTTGGTCACAATTCTTTTTTAAATTGTTTTTCTTAGACAATGCTTATGCTGGTACAGTTACCGCATTAAAGCGTAAGCTCACTGTTTGGAAACACCAAAAAGCTAAAAAAATATATCGTAAATACAAGTCTCTTTACTCAGAAATTTGGGAAAGTGCTATTTACGGTAAACTCACAGAATCCGAAAAATCTTTAATTATGGATATTGGTGAAGCTTTAAAACAGCAAGAAGAAGAGTAATCTTTTTCAAAAAGGGGGTATTGCTACAATATCCCCTTTAAAGCTGTTTATAATGAACTAATGCCTAAAGATATTTTAGAGAATGTACAAGCGTCAAAACAGAGGGTATACAATATAACATTCCCCCCTCTTCACGATGCCCAAAAAGAAGTTCACGATTCTAAAGCTCGTTGGAAAATACTTTGTGCTGGTAGACGATTCGGAAAATCTCGACTTGGAGTACAGATGTGCTTAGAAATAGCATTAGCTGGTGGACGTGCTTGGTGGGTAGCTCCTACATTCGCAATATCTAGAGTTGGTTGGCGTGATATTCAAGCAGCAGCCGCATCTTTTCCAAAAGAAATGGGTGTAAACATCAAAGTAGGCGATATGCAAGTAGATTTTAACAATGGTGGCTTTATTGGTGTTCGTTCTGCTGATAATCCACAAAGACTTAGAGGTGAGGGTCTTGACTTCCTTGTTATGGATGAGGCCGCTTTCGTAAAAGAGGAAACTTGGACAGAAGTACTTAGGCCTACTCTTACTGAAAGAAAAGGTTCTGCATTATTCATCAGCACACCAAAAGGAATGGATAATTGGTTTTATAGATTATTTGAAAGAGCAAAAACACAGCCCGACTGGGAGAGATTTCAATTTCCCTCTACTTCTAATCCTTTAGTTGAAGAATCAGAAGTTGAAGCAGCTAAACAAGAAATTGGTTCTCTCGTATTTGCTCAAGAGTATATGGCTCAATTTATATCTGAGGGTTCTCAGATGTTCAAACAAGATTGGTTTAGATATTATCAAGAGGGTGTGGGACAAGTTTTTGCTGATGGAGAAAAATACGATTTAAACGATATGACATTATTTGGTTCAGTTGACCTTGCAACATCAACAAGAGAATCTGCTGACTATACAGTTATAGGAAGCTTTGGACTTCATCAACCAACAAAAAAACTTTTTATTTTAGATATGACTATTGCAAGAATGGAAGCACCCGATATTATTCCAGCAATTAAAAGACACGTTGTAAAAAACAATCTTGAATGGGTGGGAATTGAAAAAGCAGGTTTTCAGCTAGCTTTAGTACAATTTGCAAGAAGAGAAGGTCTTCCAGTTGTTGAATTAAGGGCTGATAGAGACAAGCGACAAAGAGCACTTCCTTTATCTGCTAAGATGGAAGCAGGATTAGTTTATCTTCCTAAGAATGAAGAGTACTCTTGGGTAGCTGACGTAGAACGTGAACTTCTCACGTTTCCAGTTGGTGCTCACGATGACATTGTTGACTGTATATCATATGCTGTCATACAAGAGAAACGTCAAAGGAAGTGGGAAGCATATTAATTATGGCTGAAGAGAAAAGTTTTTACAGAAGAGCGGTTGAATACTTACAAGCACCGCCCGAAAGACAAGTTAAAGGTTTAACATATAATCAAAGCACAAACAGTGCTTTAGATTCTGCTGTATTCGGATACAATACAAGTTCGGGTGCATTTCCAGCTAAATTACTAGAAGATATTGGCGAGGGAACTGGTAATTCAGCTGTTGTCGCTTGTATCAATGTTTTAGCTACCGCTTTCGCAGAACCAGTCCTTAAAGTAATGACTAAAACTACTGATGGTGATGAAGAGCAAATGCTTCATCCAGTCGAAAAACTTTTACAAAGACCTAATCCTTTTACATCGGGTCCTTTACTTTCCCACTACATCGTTACAGCATTAAACGCTAGCGGTGACGCATATTTATTAAAGATAAGAAATTCTTCGGGCCGAGTCATACAACTAATCCCAATGATGCCCGACAGAGTTACCCCTCGTGGCAATGAAGATGAATTAATTACTCATTACGAGTATTACGGTTCATCTAAGACAATGGGCGAATTCGTTGTTCTCAAGAAAGACGATTTAGTTCATATCCGACAAGGAATAGACCCAAACAATCACAGACGTGGTTTTGCTCCTCTTAAATCTGTTTTAAGAGAACTCGTAGGTGATGAAGCTGCTGGTCAATATGCAACAGCATTACTTCACAATATGGCAGTGCCAGGCGTTATTCTTTCTCCGAAAGATGACTCTAACGGCGGACCGTCAAGAGAAGAAGCAGAAGCTATTGCTAAAATGTATAAATCTAAATTTGGTGGTGCAAATAGAGGCGCTCCTATGGTTCTTACTGGACCAATGGATGTTAAACCAGTATCTTTTTCTCCAGACCAAATGGATTTAAAAGAACTTAGAAGACTTCCCGAAGAGAGAGTTTCTGCAGTTTTAGGTGTCCCAGCGATTCTCGCAGGCCTAGGAGCTGGTCTAGATGCGGCGACCTACAACAATACGAAAGAATTAAGAGAATTCTTTACTGAGCAAAAACTTATTCCTTTATGGAAAACAGTTGCTAATGAATTAACACATCAGTTACTTCTTTCAGACTTTACAAATGACGAAGCTACTTACTGTGCTTATGACTTGAATATGGTCAGAGCTTTAGCTTCCGATAAAGATTCAACATACAAGAGAATGAATATGGCTGTTGCTGGTGGTTGGGCTACAATCTCAGAAGCTAGAAAAGCAGCTCATTTAGATGTTGATGAAACCCACGATGTTTATTTACGTCCACTTAACATGGTCGCTGTTCCTATAGAACAAGGTAACCAACCATATCAGATTCAAGAAACACAAGAAGCTGATAAAAGTATTTCTACAAAAGACACATTGTCAACAGAGGATTTCGGAGTTGAGTCAGTAAGACAAGATGTTGTTGCAATGACTGATGAACCAAGAAACGAAGAAAAGTATATTGCCGAAATGCCTAACGGTGCTTTTTGTATTATTGACCATGATACTGAAAAAGTAATTGAATGTTTTAAAACAGAAGCTGCTGCTGAAAGAGCATTAGCTGATATGAAAAAATCAATTGCTGAAGAAAAAGCTGCTGTTTCAGCTAAGGTTAAAAAAACTTTACAAAAAAAAGTAAAAGAACACAACGATAAAAATCCTAAGTACAGAGCTACTTATGGAATGTTGGCCGCAGTATTTAGACGAGGTGTTGGTGCCTATAGAACTAACCCAGCTTCAGTGCGAGGTAATGTAACTGGTGCAACCCAGTGGGGAATAGCCAGAGTGAACGCCTTTATAAAAGGTCTTAAAGGTAAATTTCCTAGAAGTGCTTTCGACCAAGATTTACTTCCTAGTGGTCACCCACTAAGTTCAAAAAAATCAGCTAAAGCTGCATCAGTCAAAATTGGTGATACTGTTAGCTGGTCAATAAATAAAGACCCAGACCCACCTTCAACGGTGCATGGTGTAGTTACTTCTGTCAACAGTGAGAAGAAAGAAGCAACTATGATGGTATGGGCCATTATGGAAGACGGTTCTCATAAAAAAACTGATAGAAGTGTAGTTCAGCCAATTTCTAAATTAAAAAAAATTAAAGATTGGCGTAAAGAGGAAAAAGCAAAAGATGATGTTACTAACTTCCCTAGAAGTGGAGATAACCAAAAAATATCTCTTTCTAACTCACAATACAAACAGTTTCCAGATTTCAAGTACGTACAAGACTTGAAAGACAACTACCCAACAATTTGGCGTAGAGCTGGCACTGGAGGAAACCCTCCTACTTCATTCACTGGTAATGATGCATTTAACAGATGGTCAAAATATAAAAAAGGTGATAGAAGTCCAGCAGTTCTCTCTTGGGTAAAAAGAAGAGAACGATTTATGAATCGTCACAAAAACAACAATAGGCTAAACGGTGCTATTGCTGTTATGAAATGGGGCGGTGTTACAACTGGTGGAGTTTCACAAATGAAGAAGCTTGTGAATGAACAGAAGAAAAAAGTAGACGCTAGAAAGAAAAAAGCTAAGCTTTTAGTTTCTGAGAAAACCGCTAAAAAATAGCTGTTAAAATAAGATTTAGAGAAAGAGATTTAGGGGAAATAAATTGAATAAAGAATCTAAAAATTTCGAGTTTAAAACAATTGATGACGAAAAAGGCTCAGTCGAAGCTGTCTTTTCTGTTTTTAACAATATGGATACAGATGGTGACGTCATGGTACCAGGCTCAATAAAGTCTGGATTTAAAGATAATCAAGTGCCGATGGTCTTCGCTCACAAGTGGGACCAGCCAATTGGAAAAGGAGTCATCTCTCAAGATGAAAACAAAGCAGTATTTAAAGGTAGCTTTTTTATGGATACCGAGGCTGGTAAGGAGGCCTATGCACTGGCCAAAGGAATGGGAGACTTACAAGAGTGGTCCTTCGGATTTAGAATTGATGACGCAGAAGTAAAAGGTTTTCAATCAGAAGAAATGGAAGAAGAAGTGGAAGCACGTTTTATTAAAAGTGCAACTGTGTACGAAGTATCCCCAGTACTAGTTGGCGCAAATCGTGAAACCTATACTCTTGCTATAAAGTCTGGCGAAGAAGCCGTTTATGAAGACGCTTTAAAAGCTCTTCCTAAAGATTTATTTGAAACACAAGAAGAAGCAGAAAAAAGAGCTCAAGAACTAGGTTGTTCTGGTTCTCATAAAGAAATGTATGAAGGCAAAGAATACTATATGCCTTGTAATGACCACGCTTCTTACTTATCTTCAATGGAAAAAAGTTTAAGGAACGACGTCGAAGAAAAAGACGCTTCCGAAGATTCTGAATCTAATACTAGCGTGCAAGGTATGAGATTTTCAGACGAGGTAAAAGATGTGCTTGCTGCATTAGATAGCCTCATTGTAAGAGCAACTAGCATAGGCGAGTTGCGAAAGGGAGAGGGCAGAAAGTTGTCAGATAATGCAACTTCCGCACTTAGAGCAGTTCAAGAAGACTTGAACGATGCTTGGGCCGAAATTGACCAACTCATTGAGGACGTCAGTCTCGTACCAGCCGATTCTGAAGAAACAATAACAGAAGAGGAAACACTAGAAGCTGAAACTGCTGAGGCCGAGGAAATCGTCTCAGAAGTTGAAGAATCATCTGCTGAGGAAATCGTAGATGAAGCTACTACTGTAGAATCTGAAGTTGCTGTTGAACCAGAAGAGGAAGAAGCATCTGAAGAATCTTCAGAAGAAATGGAAACTGAAATAGCTGAAGCAGAAGCTCCAGTTGCTGAAGTTTCTGAAACTCCTCAAGAGCTTATGGAAGATGATTCTGATTTATTCGCGGAAACACAGCAAATACTTGCTGATGCTTCGATAGCGGAAATCGACGAATAAGTATAAGCAATTAAACAAGGAGACATTTTCAAATGGCTGAAATTAAAGAGCTAAGAGAAAAAGTCGCTGCTAAAAGAGCTGAATTAAAAGAGCTTTTCGAGGCACAAGAAGACGGCAAGTACTCAGCCGAGCAAAAAGGAGAAATCCAATCTCGCAATGAAGAACTTGCAAGTCTAGTAGAAGAAGTAAATATTCTTTCTGCTAAAAGTGCTAACGAAAAAGCTATGAATGAAGATTCAGAGCCAGTTAGCGGCGGATACGCCGAAGAGGCATCCGCACCAATTTCAACAATTGGTGATGCATTCGTTAAATCAGATGCATACAAAAACTACGTTACAAAAGGCGTAGGCGGAATTGACTCAACAGTGAAATTTAACCCAATGGGTTATAAATCCACTTTAGGCGCGGGTACAACTGCTTCATATCCACCAGAGGTCTTAAGACAACCTGGTGTCATTGAAGAAAGTTTGAGAGACCCAAATGCAGTTATTGGACTTTTCGACCAAATCGAAACAGACCAAAATGCATTCCAGTACCTTGAAGAAACCACTTTCACAAATGCTGCTGCTGAAGCAGCTGAAGAGGGTGCTGCTGCTGAAGCAGAACTTGACTTCACAGAGCAAACTGCTGCAATCAGAAAAATTGCAGTTTTCTTGCCAGTGACAGAAGAGTTACTCGCTGACGTTAGCGGAATTCAAGGTTACGTAAATTCAAGATTATCAACAATGATGAGACTTCGTTTAGACGGACAGTTACTTAGTGGTGACGGTTCCGCTCCTAACTTAGAAGGAATCCTCGATGCTGGTAAAACTCTTGTAAACTCTGTTGACTACTCCACATACGTAAGCGGTGGCGGAGAATTAAACAGAATGGGTGCAATCTATGAAGCAATCACTGACATTAGAACAGGTGCTTTCATAGAGCCAGATGCAATCGTAATGCATCCAAACGACTGGTACCAAACAGTAACAGCTGTTAGCGACATCACAACAAGTGGTTCAAAGAACCCATTGTTCGTTGCTGCAGGTGGATTTGGTGCTGGACCACAAGCATCACTTTGGGGATTAAAAGTTGTTCCTACAACTGCAATCTCTGAGGGTACAGTGCTTGTCGGTAGATTCGGTGGCGGTGAAGCTGCTCACGTAGTTATGAAACAAGGTATTGATATCGCTGTTTCTGACAGTCACTCTGACTTCTTTTCCAAAGGAAAAGTTGCAATCAGAGCAACAATGCGTGTTGGTTTCCCAGTCTACAAACAAAAGGGATTTACCAAAATCACAAACTTCTAAAGTTAGAAGTTACATTTAGTAAAGGGGTCCCAGTGACCCCTTTACACAAAGAATTAAGAATAGGAATTAATAAATGGAATATATAGTAGCAAAGAAAGACATTTGGAAATTACAAGACGGAACAATCTTTGAGGGTTCTGCTAACGAACTTCCAAAATCAAACGCTTCTAAAATAGCAAAAGCTGGAATGGAATATTCAGTTGCTTATTTAGAGAATAACGGCTGGAAAAAAGAAGCTCCTAAAAAAGCTGCACCTAAAAAAGCTGCACCAAAAGCAGAAAACAAAGCTGTTAAACCAGAAGACTTAGAAGACAAGTAGGCCATAAATGGCTTTAAGTGCGGTTTCTGACGTAGAAAAAGTCCTTGGTGTAGATTTATCGACCAATGATGAGACCAACGTCACTAATGTTTTTATACCAGCTGCAGATGCGGCTATAGAAAACTACGTTGGTTATGAGTTAGATTACCAATCAAGCATAGAGGAAAAATTCGATGGAAACGATGATGATTCAATTTATCTTAAACACATACCGATTATCAGTGTTTCTTCTATTGTTGAAGATGGTGTTACTTTAACTGAGGGTAATTCTGAAGACTATGTTGTATATAAAAAGCAAGGCCTTATCAAAAGAACTGGTTTACAATACTGGTCAACTCAGAGACTACAAAATATCGTCGTTACTTACAGTGCTGGTTATTCTGACTCCGAAGTTAGTGCAGAAGATATTCCTAGTGATATAAAATTTGTATCAGCACGTGTTGCTGGTAGATTATGGGCTGCTTCAGCCAATATTTCCACACAACAATCAACTGGTGTAGTTTCAACCAACATCGCAGATAATTCAACAGATTCAAAGTTTCAAATGGTTAAATCAGAAAGTATTGGCGATTATGACGTCGAATATGAATCACTATTAGACCAACTCAACCAAGAATTATTAAATCCAGCTGATAAATCAATATTATCTAAATATAAAAAACAATTCTTCACATCCGCTGGAATATTAGACTAGACTGTCTATATGGATAAAAACGTAAATAAACAAATGCGTAAGCAATTCTTGCAAAACATAGAAATGGATAAGTTTCTAGAAGCAACTATTGAGCAAATGAACTCATTAAGAATGAATGGTACAAACCTAGTTTCTGATATGGATGAGTTTGTAAATGGATACTTAGCTATTTGTAAAAAATACCCAATTAAATAAATAAAAATGGCCAGATACGATTATAAGTGCCGTAGTTGTTCGCATATTTTTGAAGTTACTCATTCTATTAAAGAAGACCCAAAAATTAAATGTGAAAAGTGTAAAAAACTTTGTGATAGACAATTACCTAATACAGTTTATCTTTATGGAACTGTTGGTGTTGACTGGAATACTGACCCAAGTAAAGCATCTCCTAAGATGAAACAAAGAGCTCAACAAGCGACTAAGAGAAAGAGACAGTTTTAGTCAGATTTTCGCATACAGCGCAAACAACTTTACCTTCTGGGACAGGACGTCCGCAATCTAAACATTTAGACATCATATAAAGTATATGTTAGCAGAATTTCTTCGTCTGGCATAACATCCTTATTTATCAAAAGATAGTAATACTTACCAATCTGTATAAGTTCACTGTTTGAATCTTCACTATGGTTTATAAAACCACCTAAAGGTGTTCTTATTCGGTTATCTTCAAAATCACTGTTTTCTATGTGAGACACACCTAAGTTTGTACCTTTAGAAATTATTTGCGTCGAGAATAGGCCTAAGCCCTCGATAGGAGAGTTTTTAACGGTTACTTCTTCGGGAAGGGGCCGATAGTTATCTTTTTCCATTTTCCCTCTCAGATAACGAAAAATAACATTCATCACAAATTATAAGGGAGTCTTTGAAGTTTAAAGGTTCTTTGCATTTAACACAATGCGTTCTTTCATTCGCCATCTTCAAACCACTCTTTAGGAAATCCCTCATTATTTTTTTCAATTTCCCATAAACGCATTTCGTTTTGCCATTCTAGACGTTCAACTAGATGTTCTAGACCGTTAATAACGGATTCTAATAATCGTACAAGTATTCTTCTGAGCGCCATTTCTTTTCCCATTTCTTTTC